TGCTGTCAGTGAAATCGACAATTATTCCATCAAGCCCTTCATCCATAACTATTCGCACAGGCTTAACCTCTGCCTCTTTTTTGAGCTTCTTGATTCCCTCCATTTGCTCAATTATTTTCGAGTTAAGTACCTCTATTGCACATAACATACTTTCATTACTTTCCTGTAGCTTCTCTATCTCATTCATGATTTAGTCTCGTTTATTAATTTGCGTAACTTTCCGTAAATCTCAGTTAGTGCGTTTGCAGCCTTCCCACCAACATCTGAACTATCGATTAGAATAATTGGCGAGATAATCAACTCTTCAATCTTACTAACCGGTATCGCTTTCTCTTCCGCCATCTCTTCAATTTCTATTTTTATGTGATTCAAATCTTTCATCATTCACCCCTTAGCTTCGTTTAAAATCTTGGATTTCTTGTTCTGTTTTGCTCTACGTTTAATTTCATTTACTGCATCGTCAACTAAATCGCCAACTGGCATCATTTTATTTTTTCTTGTACATGTTCGTGAAGTCATTTGAATCTCCGTTGTTTGGGTTTTTGATAGAATCGATAATGTCGTAAGCTGTATGTTCAGCATTCTTAAAAGATTGGTGTTCACCTTTAAATACGCAAACCGTGTCTTTCTTTGGGCAATTTCTCGCCTTGCCTATGATTAGTTCAGCAAGACCTTTGGCCGGTGTGTTTTCGTTGTAGACCTCATCTCGATAAACGAAGATGATTTTATCTGCGTCCTGTTCAATTTGTCCCGACTCCCGCAAATCGCTCATTACCGGCCGTTTATCTGCTCGCTGCTCTAATCCACGGTTTAGCTGTGAAAGTGCTATCACTGGACATTTTAACGTCTTAGCTAAAGCTTTAAGCTCTCTGCTGATGGTTGATATTTGCTGTGTTCGGTTTTCACCCTTCGCACTGAGTAATTGAAGATAATCAACTATGACCAAATCGACGCCATGTTTCCGAGCGTAAGCAATCGATTTAGATTTCATATCCCAGATTGATAAAGGGTTTGAATCGTCAATGATAAACTTACCTTTTTTAATTTTCCCGATTGCGTCACCGATTAAAGGCATTGAATAGTTGTCATCAACACACTTTGCATTTTGGATGGAACCGTAATCGACCTGAGCTATTGATGAAATCATTCTTTGTTGAATTTCTTCCTCAGTCATTTCCAGCGTAAACAATAGTGATGTTTTACCAAGTAGGGCGTTATGGCTACCAATATTCATAGCAAGTACTGATTTACCCATTGCTGGCCGTCCTGCGATTATCACTAGATTACCGTCCTGCATACCCTGGATTGAGTTATCCAAATCAGCTAAACCGGTTGTTAACCCCACAAACTCACCATCTGATTGATACCTAGATTCTAAGTTATCCACAAACTGGTCCATAGATTCCCCAATATTCCTTAGCTGGCTACCTTCGACCGATTCAAGGCTTATCATGAACTCACCAAGCTGGTTGATGATATCCTGTGATTTCCCGCCACCTTGCATACTCATGAAAGCCGTTGTCATGGCATCTTTAAGTAAATCCTTACGATGGCATTCGAGAACTATTTTAGCGTGCTGTATAACGCTAACTGAGCCGTATTGAATAGCGTTTGATACAAGCTGGCCACAAAAAGATATCCAGTCATCACCCATAGCATCAGAAATCGAAATAGTATCGAATGGTTTGTTTTCATATTGAAATTGTAATATATGCCGGTATAGATTCGAGTTGTCAGAGTCTTTGAAGCAATTTGCATCTAATAACGGCATTACGTCATGTATTAAATGATTGTTGACTAACAGACTACCGAGAACTATTTTTTCAGAATTGCTCATTAGTGATATTTCCTATCGATTATTTTTACAAAGTTGTCAAATTTTGTTAAGAATTCAAAATCACATTTCCAATTTTGATAATCTCCCTGTCTTTCGTTTCTGCCCATTAGATGGTTGGAGCCACGAACAAAGTTAAAATAGTTTATCCACCAATCGATTGTTTTGTGTTCGTCTTTAAAATCAAATATCTTTTTTATTAACCGCTTCCGTTTATCACTAAGTATGTTAATCCTTGGCATTTCAGGAAGTAAGTTGTGGTACTCGTCAACGATTCGTTGATAAGGTACTTTAATTGGTTTATGGTTATTGGTTATTGGTTTATGGTTAGCTTCTGATCCGGTTATGTCTGGGTTAGCCAAATTAACCGGATGGGTTATTTTGGGTTTAGCTTGGGTTAGCTCTGGGTTTAGCTTCTTTGGTCGACCTCCTTTTTTACCATTAGCTCTAGCCGAATCAGCCTTTGCATGATACTTTTCAACTTCCTCGCTAATTCTATTTTGAATGTAACCAGATTCGCTAAGTTCAAAAAAGTCACCCAATACGTTTTGAATCTCTTCTTGGTTATTAGGCATAGCTATCAGCCGTGATAGTTTTTTAATGTCGGACGGTATCGGTTTTTCAGTGTCATACGCAACATCTAATAAACGTCGATATGCTAAATCTTCTAAATTATTTAGATGCCGAGTTTTTTTAGCGTAATCACCAATATTGAACTGGTAATAATGCATTATTTAACCCTCTGGCTTTTCTTGTTCGTTTACCATGTAAAACGGATCCATACCTTCCTTTTCATTATTGTAGGAATAAGCTGCATCAAACAAAGCTCGCCTAACTATCGAAGCTCTTGAATCTCCGGTTTCCATAGATAAATCATTTAAATAATTATCCGTATACTCTGTTATTTTTTGCCTTGATAGCATTGGCATGTTTTATTCCTCGTTTGTTGGTGTAAGGTAATAGTAGACTCATTTAGGGTGCATAGCAATACCTTTTATGGGTTATTTCGAGTTAATCGTCATTTATAGCAAATTGAGAGGGTGGGCTGTTTAGCGATCACAAAAAAGGTTCGCTACAGGCCACGGAATACGCGGGATTTTGGCTTAAATGATTAATAGTTGTAGTGGTTAGTGATCAGGGTTATCTGTTTAAAAGATTGGTTTATCAGGATGGTAGGTTTTGAGAGATTGTGGCAAACTTTGCCCTTATCATCTGTTTATGATAAAATTACTTACTCAGATTAGGGGGTTATATGAACAAAAAATACTTAATGAAAATAATCTATAGCGATGGAGAGAGAATTAAAGATATTACTCTACCCAAAAAACAGCGTGAGATTATCGAATGGGTTAGGACGAATAAAGAGGTTAGAGCGTCCGAACTATCGAGCAAGTTAAAATGTTCAATGCAAAGCGCATCAACGAGGCTGCACGCGCTCAGTGTTAAAGGGTGGCTAGATAGGCGCTCAGTAAAAAGCATTTCCGGTGGGATTGAATACATTTATTCTTTCCCTAAATTTTTAGATGATAAATAGAGAGTTAAATAATGATAGTTTCACCAATAATGAAGTTTTTCGAATATAAGCATTTACCAGAACATTTGCAGAAAATCAGCGCTCCGTTTTGTGAGTTAGCGGCTGAGATGGAATTAGAATTGCCAGAGGGCGCAGAAAAAAGTGCAGGCATGAGAAAGCTGCTAGAGGCTAAAGATTGCTTTGTTCGGGCTAATTTATAAATGCATGAATCTAGCAGGTGTTTTCGATGCGGGCGTCCTAGCGGTTTACCTGTGCGATGCACCTGCACCAAAAGCGAATTGGACAAAGCTTACGGTGATCATAATAAAGAGTTTGAAAACAGGTTTTACGGTTCAGAGCCATCGATTGAGCGGTGTAAATTAATATTGATGGCTAACGGGTATTTGGTTAAAAAGAATCCGAAGCGAAAGAAGAAAAGGCGTTAATTTCTGTAACCTGCCTACTTAGTTGCCAGGTACAGAATACGGTGCTTGCAGTAAATACTTATTCGTGATTAACGTCTTTAGGCTGTCAATAAAACCGGATGTCAAACACAAAAAACCGCATTACGCGGCTCTCGGTTTCTGTCCCTTGCTCAATTGCCAGGGTATGACAGTATGGCAATCTAGACAGTGTTTCTCGTTGAATTTCTCAAGCTCGACTAGCCATGTGTTGCCGCATTTGGGGCATTGTTTTGTTGATTCAGTCACTTTACAAAAAGAACGTAAAAACCAACGACGTACCCAGCAGCGAATAACACTGCCGCTAGTATTTGTAAAACGACTATTGCGATCGCCTTAATCATAATCTCTCTCCAATGTTGATGTTATTTAGATTCGCTCATTAGTATGAATACTATGCATATTGCCCTGCAATAACCGAACTTATTAGAATACCCAATGTAGCAATTCAGTAATAATTTATTATTCGAAAATACTGTGACACCTTTTGTTTCAAAGTCGATTACCATATTATTCTCCATTGCTATAGGCATGATGTCTGCTGGCGAGCTGCAAAACTTTGGTATATAGCTTATTATGCTTTGCACCATCCCAGGGTTTTGGATCAAGTTAACAAGTTTATTAATCTCCAAATCGCTCATGCTTTCTAACTCTTCTTGCCTGCTCATAATCTCTCTCCAATGTTGATGTTATTTAGATTCGCTCATTAGTATGAATACTATGCAGATTGCTCGCAGCGGGTTTATGTTGATTGAGTGGAATTTATAGTCCACATCGTCAGCCCACCACTTTTCAGGCTTTCTATTTACTCTTGAGAAAACTTTCTGCTGTATCCCGTTTTCAATCGCTATAGGCATAATGTCGGCTGGATTGTTGCAGTAATCAGGTATACACCTTGACCGGTCAAAACCTCCATCGGTAGCGTATACAGAGTCGCCATCTTGAACGAAAAAATGATCCTCTCGCCAATCTTCAGGAATTTTCAATCCTTGAAATCCAGCTACCAGAATATTAATCTCTAAATCGCTCATACTTTTCAATTCTTCTTGCCTGCTCATAATCTCTCTCCAATATGTTAGTTGTGACATAAAGCGGGTTTATGTCGTTGTGGGTTACTTGGCTTTCTTTCCTTTTTCTACGCAATCTAGCGAGAGGTTTTTCGTTTTAACTCTACGCTCTATAACGACTGAAGCAGTAAGGCAGGCATCCAAAGTATTAAATTCCTGCATTTCTAAAGCCGTTCTAGCGTAGGCGTGCATGTAAACTATCAATATATATTCCATAACTTTCTCCAATTTATTGTATATACATGACGTAAAACCCAACCGCCCACGGTGCAACCATGAACCAGCCTACCGCTAGTATGAGTAGTGCGCTTATAGGTAGTGGTGGATTGGGTCTGCGTCGTTTTTTCATTTAAAGCTGTAAGCCTTCGATTCTTTCCGCTTCTTTCATTATTTCAACGTATTTATCAAAACCTAATAAATCCTTAATAACATTACGAAGCGTCGACATCTGAGACTCTACGCGTGCTATGTGATTCAAGCGACGAGTATCGACCTTTTTTGATTTGCTCGACCCGCTCAACTTTAGTATATGTACGTTTATTTTTTTAATTTGCAGCCCTTTTATATGATTAGCCATTTGCGTTTTGTGAATCATATCTTTAAATGACTGACTTACTTCTTTGCTATTACGAGTATCACGCATTCGGCTTAACTTTAGTTCCATTATTGATCTCTGACCATCGATGGTAATCACTAAATCTTTCATTTCAAAAATGCAATCTGTCAATTCTATGTCTCGTAAAATATCAAGCTCTCTCATTTTCTCTTCTCCAATTAAAGTTATTCGCCTGTTAGCCGCTCTAAATCACGGCCCGTTAGTTGTTTAAATTTCGTACAAACTGCTATTTGGTCCTCTTCCGCATCTCGTGATACAAAGCCCTCCCTTTTTCCAAGCTCAAGCCAGGACTCATGCTTTGCGCAATCTGCTTTCTGTACGTTTCGAATCTCTGTGAGTAAGTCACTCAAAAAGCACATGATAAGCTCCCTCTCTGCCCCTTCATGGCATTTACTCTCTAAAACCCACCTACGTGCTACCTTCATCAAGTGTTGGGCGCTCATTTGATTAACTCCCCTCGTTCATCATACCGCTTGATATTCTCCTCGCCGAAATCTTTAATTAGCTGCTTAATTTCGTCACTTGCTTTCTTATCGTGCGTTCTGTCGCTTACATCTGAACTTGAAGTATAATCAACACCTGCGCCGTATCTTCGTTGTTTCATAAATCACCTATTTTTAATTAAGTCGATTTATTGTTATTTTGATTGTTAAAATTAATATCCAGGCTATCAATATGATTAGCCAAAAGATTACTGTTACGATGCGGTCGATGAAAGATACCATATCGCTAATACCGCCACCGCTGCCAAAAGCGCCCAACGTCTGTATTTCTTGCTGGTTTTTCGGTCAAATCTGGCAATTTCTTGCTTAGTTGCTCCGATTATAAATTTATCGCTGATGAATGTTGTTTGGTCGTATCTGGTTTTCATTTCTCACTCTCCACGTAATGAAATATTTCAGGAAATTCTTTATTGCCTTTTTTAGCCCATGCTTCAGCGTTAAATTCAGTCATCCATTCACCATGACCTTTGTTGCCGCTTCTGTTACTTATCCATGCTACTCTGTGTGTTTTTTTCACTTGATGTACTCCCCTTTGATTTCGATTAATTTGTCTGCTGTTTCGGTTTCGATAATTGCAAGGTCTTTTCCGCCAACGTCGCGGTTATAGTTACCTTCATGTAATCCGAATCTTGTGCAGAAATCGCGCTTTGTTAGGCTGTTTTCTAGCCTGTAGTTTAGAATTTCGTTCATGTTTTTCCTTGGTTAATACCGTCCTTGGCTGGTTGGCTATAGGACTCTATGTGAGCCTATTTGACTTTCAACCACGAATCTAATTGATTCCTGAATCTTAGCTTTTGACTCGTATTTAATTACTTCAAAGCTTTCGCCACCGTTTGGCTTGTAAAGAAATGCAGATGAATTGCCTAATTTTATCTCGCCGTAGCAAGAGTAGCCAAAATGGAGGTCGGCTTCTCCGGATGTCATTAGAACTGTCTTTATTTTATTGCTAGTTAGCTGGCTAAAATATATCCACGGGTTTGACATTTTCGTTTCCTTGGTTGGTTTCAGTGTTTCGCTTCAGTAACTACATTATTATTCAATTTGAAGAACTATGCAAGTATTATTATTCAATTTGAGGAATTAATTATTGGAGCAGGGTGGTTGAGGGTAAATCGCAGGTACAAAAAAACCCACGTTTTAAGGCGGGTTTTTAGGTTTCTATTGGAGATAGAAAATTTACAACTTTAACATCTAACAACGAATCCCAAGGAAGGTTTCAATATTATAATTACATTACTCTCGCAAAATGTCAACTAACGTATAGTTCGGAGCTTTGCCAATGCTTGAGTTAGTAACAGCTCGACCTCCTGTATCTTGCTTGGTTCTGGTGGGATAATGACAATATCATTCGTAAACGTACCATCGCCATTATCTAGCCACCCAATGCCGCAAGGGATATTAGTTACGTCAATGTGTTGTGGAAACTTAGCTGAATCACCTACAATTATGTTTTTAACTCTGCCATTTTTTACAATTGCTAATCTCATTATTCGCTCCAATATATAATTGCGTAACCATCACCACCATCGCCGCCGCCGCCGTCATTAGCTGAACCACCGCCACCGCCACCGAGAGCACCGTTAACGCCAGGTGTTGAGGATGTATCCACACCAGCACCGCCAGCACCCCAACCACCGCCGCCGCCGCCAGCATCAACGCCGCCAGCCGCGCCACCATCACCAAAACCATTAGAGCCGGCCGCGTTACCAGTGCCGCCAGCAGAACCAGTAATCCCAAATACATTGCTTTCACCTGCAACATCAGACCAACCAGCACGACCTCCCGCGCCACCCGTCCCGCTTACCGCCCCAGAACCTCCGTAAGCTGTGTTTGTTTCTGTAATGCTGCCAGTTAATGTTGAGTTCCCGCCGTTAGCGCCTGAATTAATGCCCCCGTTAGCGCCTCCCGTTCCACCAGCGCCTATAGTAACAGTTACATTACCAGTGACCGGAACTTGATCACGCCTGAGAAATCCGCCAGCACCACCACCGCCAGAAGCTATTGCTGCAGTGTTATTTCTAGCGCCGCCACCGGCACCAAATAACATGTAAGATATAACAGATACGCTAGTATTAGGTTGAGTCCATGTCCCCGACGCTGTAAATATTTGGCTTTTGCGAGTCGAGCCGCCGCTTGCGAGGGTTGTTAATTTTATATCAGCCATTTAAACGACCTCCAAAATGTTTGTTGAAACTGCGACCAAAACGGCTGTATCACCTGGGCCTAGTTCGAGGTTGTCAGATGATGTAACGGTTCCAGACGGACCTTTTATCGTTAAAGCGGTATTTGTTAGCCTAACTAGATTAGTAGAATCTGAGGCGTTGTGAGCTGTGATAATATCCCCAGCCGCTAACGATACTGGTAACGCTCCGTCAACTGTTGAACTTGAGCCATCGATTGTATATTTAATATTTGGTATAACAGTGAAGTTTGCCGCTTTATTTTTCCACAACCCATTGATAGCTGGGAGCCAATTCGTACCGCTGTCAGAAGATGGTGTATTTGCTAGATTCGACGCTGACTGACTTGCCCACAATGCGCCGGTACTGTCTTGTACAACATCACCGATTGAGTAAGATTTCGAAGCGTTGTATACGCCTAGAAATCTGATTTCACTCCACCACGTCGGCGCTGGTGTTGTGGGGTCATGATTGATATTTGCAGCTTGAAGGGATATGTAAAATTTGTTGTCACTTCCTTGAACTATTGAGTTAAGGCTGTAGGTTACAATCGATTCCCAAAACGCTAACTCGCCCGTGGTTTGTTCGCCGCCAACGGGATCATCTTCGCTAATCAGAGTGCCGGTTGAATTACAATCCGCTGCTGCTGAACGAATCACAACCTTGGCTGAACCTTCATAAAATACATTGGGTATTCGTCCTGCCGCATCTAATACGACTGGATTTGTATTTAATGTATCGAATGTTGAGTCAGCGTAGGTGTTTAATCTTGTGTTGGTTCCCGACTGATAAAAATCAATCGTTCCACCCGACAGTACGTTTCCGCTGTTGTCGAAATATTGGGATGCTGGGTTAATGTACCTGGCCAATTTACTGTCCTCTCAAAAGTTTTCGTATTGCTTCAATTGCATTTTCTGGTGAGCGTCTAGCCAATGTATCAAGAGCCGTTCTACCAGCCTTAATCGTTGCCTGTAGTGGCTGACCTGTCACCGCATCAACTGCCGCGCCTGCAACCTGTTTCTTTAATCCCGTAGCAGCATCTAGTTTTAGCAACTGCTCTAAATCATCTGCAAATAAAGATTGCTCCAAGACTCTATCCTTAAACTTCACTCCATTTTTGACTAAAACGTCCTCTAGCTCTGCCATCGATTTCATTAAGTTTGCGCGGCCTTGAGAGTTATTTGTCAACGTTCTGAGCTTAGTACCTAGCGCCGTATCCGAAAAATCACTTGCCAAGTCTAGATTTGTTCCTGCTGCTTTCTGGAAATTATCTAAAGCGCTCTTTGATGAGCTGAATGTATCGTTAACTTTCTTATAAGGCGCGAAGTTATCACCTAACACTGTGTTGATTTCTTTACGCAAACTCTTTAAAGCGACCTCAGCTCCACCAGCTCCGCCGGTTGATGTTTTACCAAACGACACTTGCTTATCAATGAACTTTTTAAGCTTATGAAATTGTAACGCGTCACCAGTTTCTACCGCCTCATTCAGTCGCCTTAAAGTAATCTTTAATATACCTTGTGCGGTTGATGCACCTGATACACCGCCCTCAAGAGCTGAACCTGCAAAATCAAGTGCAGACAAATCATCTGACACCTTCACATCTAATTTTTTTAGCTCTCCGCTGAATTTTTGAACTGCTTGTGACATATCAACAGGCTTGTTTTTTAAATTCGTTTCTGCAATCTTGTTGACGTTACGTCCTGCACGCCTATTTATTCTACTAGCCTCGCTCACTCTATTTAGCAGAGTTCTACCAACAACGTTACCGATTCTATCGACCGCCTTTCCTGACCTACTTCTTATTGCCTTACCTGCCACATTAAGCATTTCACCAAATCTTGCCTTGTCTAACTTTCCTGATGATTTAAGCATCGCTGTTGTTTCGGGGCTTAAGCCTTGATTCATTGCTTTTATAGCGACCTTATCTTTGACAACCCTAGGCAATCCATCGGTTATTTTTGAGCGTAAATTGTGAGCACTTAATTTAACGTTTGCAGTGCTTATGTCGTCAGATTTTGCGGATATCAACTCTGCTATTTTTTGCTTTCCTAATGATTGCTTGGGCGAAAATCTGCCTGCTATGGCTGATTTTGGCGAGACTAGAGATCTAACCGGTAATAATGCGAGAGTCGCATCAGGTAAAGCTTTTGCAATCGATGCTAAAAATGGGCTATCCGTTAATGCTAAAGCACCCTCGCCGGAACTCTCTCTAGCTGCTTCAAGACCTTTAGCTACTGGCTCTAATGTTTCAGCAACGTTAGATACTGCCTGACTGCCTGCGCCTAGCTGAGGTTCAAAAGTTAACGCATCCTGAACACGTTTAGCCGTAGCAGCTCCAACCCCCTCTTGACCTTCTATAAATCCTTGAGGGGATGCCGCTAACCCAACAATGCCACCAGCAATAGGGGCAACTGCTCCGGATGCTAAAGATAAAGCGCCCTCTATTCCGCCAAAGATTGACTCAAGTAAATCAGGGTTATTTCTCGCCTGTTCAAGCTTTGCCTTTTCTGCATCAAGTTCCTTTAGCCTGTTTTCTGCTTGCTGTCTGATATCTTGATTAGCCTGCGCCTTCTGTGGGTTCACCTGTTGTAATTCAGCCATTAAGTTAACCGGCTGTCTCCGCTGGTTTAATTCAGCTAGTAAGTCGGCCATTATTTAACCCCTAACTGCTGTAGTAACTGCTCTCTAGTTAATCCAGGGTTCCCGCTCAATGTGTCTTCTATGTCCTGCTCTGAAACCGTACGGCCTAGAACTGAGCTGTTAAACCCGCTATTTTTCGTTCCCTCTAGCTGCTTGCCAAGATTAAATTTCTTGGGTACTCTCTTTCTAATCGCTACAGGGAACGTTTCACCTAAACTGCCCTCAAATGTGCCAAGGTAGTTATCTAAAACGCCTGAAGATGACTCTATTGCTGAGTTAGCTAATGTCTTAGCCACCCCAACAAACTGTTGAACCTCGGTATCTTCAATTCTTTCGCCTGTCATTATCTTATTATAATAATTTGTTATTGCTGCCGGCACACCACCACTATTTTCGGCGGTTGCAAATTCGCCCTCTCTAACTGTTGATGTAGGGTCGTTTGCTTTCATAAATTTAAATATTGCAGCTATAGACGACGCGCCTGTACCTAAATCTTTAAGCCTTATTAAGTCGTTTGCTGTCGTTTTAATTGCTATCGCATTTTTAATAAATCCGCTGACATCCTTATTAATAGACTGCCTTTCCTTAACTCCAAACTTGCCGGTATTCTGCTTTTTCGCCATCTCATCAAATCGTCTCTTTGCCAATTCATCGATAGAATAGGTTCCGGTATTTGGATCGAAAACTAGACCGCCTTCACCTTTTTGCTTTGGCGCTCGCTTTGTAGCTGCTTGACCTTTCAAAAACCCAGTCTGAACACCAGCATCCACTCCACTTTGAAGTAATGCGGTTGCACCCTCGAAATCTTGGTTTTCAATAGCTGATAATACCGCGTCTGTGTCTGCTGTATCGCCACCTAATTGAAGTAATGATTCAATTCTGTTTTCTGCAAGCCTAGTTACCTCACCCCAATTACCTGACTTGGCAAGTTTCAAACCTTTTGACGCATCATCGAAAAATATCTGCTGTCTTCGCTTGTCGAGAGCTGCGAATTTTTCAAGCGGATTTGCTGAGAACGCGGCTACTTGCTGTGCCTCTGGTGAGAATGCTTGATTAAACCCAGGTTGTTGAGATGCCTGTGCTAAAGCCTGTTGAGCTTGATTCTGATCAAATTGTTGCCTGCCCTGTTGCCCTGCTAACAATGATTGTAATGGATTAAATGGCATTGTAATTCCTATGGTTGCAAGTTCATTAGTGCAGCTAAACCGGATGTATTATCTTGAGTTCTTGCATCAAGTCTTTGCTGCGGAGTTGCGGGGCCAAAAGCGCCACCAAATGCCGCAGAATTTAACAAGTTACCGATTAACTGCTGCTGGTTTTGCCCCTGCTGTTGAGCTAACTGCGCTTGAGTAAATCCGCCTTGTTGGGCAATGTTACCGGCTTGAGTACCTTGGCCCGTTGCGATATTCGAAAGTAATCCACCTAATTGAGCCTGATTACTTCCTGCTGCGTTTCCTGCATTCTGGAATATTTGAGCTTGATTAGCTCCACCGCTGCCGATGATATCACTAAAGCCTGAGCCTTGTTGTTGCTGAAGATTTGATAGTCCGCCGGTTGTATTGCCGATTGTGTTGGCTATATTTTGACCAGCGTTAAATCTTAATCCGCCTATTTGGTTACCTGCGCCGCTTAATAGGTTGGCTACGTTCGTACCGGCTTGATTCTGGATGCCTGCACCTTGGCCCGCTAATTGAGTAGAAAACCCTGCACCTTGACCAAGCAATCCCGCCGCGCTTTGTCTCAATGCTGTTTGATTTCTGCCCGCCGCAATGCCCGCCTGATTTGCGTTATTAGCGTTTGCAATACTTGCCTGTGTTCCAAGTTGAGCATTTTGTAAATTAGCTTGTTGCGTCAATCCTGCTTGTTGACCAGCTAACTGACCCTCAAGACTTCCGGCTTGACCTAATAATTGACCGGCTTGACCTGCTGCCTGTAATCCTTGACCAGCTAATTGACCCGCCGCCGCCCGTTCTTGCTGTAAATTTTGGCTTGCTAAACCTTGACCAAATCTTGCTAATTCTCGACCAATAGCTCCACCACCTAAACCACCGGTCGCCGCGTTTTGATTGATTATTGATTGCTCGCCTTGCTCTCTCAAAAATGCTTGAGCAGGGTCATTAATTCTGGCTTGGTCAAATGCTTCCTGACCTAACGCACCGCTTAAAGCTAGCTGCCTTTGTTGACCTTGCAATCCTGCATCTTGGAATTGTTGAATGCCTTGTACACCCTGTTGGAATTGATTCTGTCCGGTTGATTGGTCTAAGCTTGCCGCCGCTGCTTGTTGAGCTGTTGCGCCACCTCCGCCACCAAATCCACCGCCACCACCGCCGAAACCGCCACCACCTTGTAAGATGTTAACGCCTCGATTAATGCCTTGTTGACCAGCTCCAAATCCAGCTAATAACGTGCCTAGTGCGTTTTGTTGACCGGTTTGAATAGCATTTGCACCGCCGAAAGCGCCCGCTTGTATGGCTTGCTCTGCACCGCCTAAACCGAATTGTTGCTGGGGTTGTTGGGCGAATTGCTGAGGTTGGTTTGGGTTTTGTTGCTGTATATTTGTTCCTCTCGGTATTCCACCTCCAGGAGCAGGAGTAAAGCCTGGGTTATTTCCCGCTTCAGGTCTTATTATATGACCTCCAGTTTGAGGTGAGTTTGGGTTAATTCCTGGGGTATTCATCCCCGCTACTGGTTTTTGTGGCGCTGTTAGTCGAAGGTCTAAGCCTTGACCGTCCGGCCTCACCGCGCCGTTAGCTATAGCCATCTGCCTCAACTGTTCGGCACTTGGTCGTGCTCCGCCGCTGAAATCAAATCCGCCTGGTATAGATGTATTAGCTTGACCAAATTGGTTTTGCTGTGGAAGCCCAACACCCACCGGTCTAAATGGTGGAGTTTGTCCAGGTATCGGTCTGCCCGCGCCTTGAAATTGATTAAATCCTACCATTATACTAACCTCTGAAATGGGGTTGCTCTACCGCCTAAGCCTATTTCTTGAAATGGGTTTATACTTTGTTGGCCGGTATTAAATGGGCTTGCTCTACCACCTAATAAATTAGCCGGGTTAGCTTGCTGAGGCCCGTCGACTATTTGCTGATTAGGGTTACCCAAAATTGGCGGTTGAATGCCAAGAGCTTGATTAATCGATTCGAACTCAGGTAGCTGTTGTTGAAACATACTAGGGTCTGGTTGCTGTACTTGTTGAGCTTGCAATCCTGATAGGTCCACGTTACCGCCTAAAATTGCCTGAATTTGTGGGTCTAATCCAGCTAACAAAGTATTCTGAGCGTTAAGATTTCCACCACCAAATGCATTCAATTGAGCGGGTATTGTTTGCCCGAATATATCTAAAGCACCTTGGAAACCTTGCTGCTGATTCTGTTGAGCGCTGTTAAATAGCGGGATAGCTTGAGAGCGTGCTAAATCTGCAGCTTCTTGCGTTGCTTGGAGTGCTGCTGCTTGGCCTTTCTCTTGGGCTTTCGCTGCTCGCTTTGATGCTTTGTTTGACGAGTGAGCGCCGAATAGACTACCAACACCCGCCGCGATTCCACCAATTGCGCCGCCGCTTAAACTCGATAATGCTGTACCTATCATTTAAACCTCTCTCGCCATGATAACCAAATCATGCTTTTCATTGTTTTTTAAACATGCCTGTGGGATTCTGCCTGTTACTTTAAAATCGAAACTTCTTAAATAATTCATAACGTTTTCACAATAGACCGGTACTTTTGCGTAAATCACGCCGGCTAAATGCTCGCTTATCCATTCCCAAATTGCTGCGCCTGCTTCCTTCGATTTCGCTCTGTGTTTCGGCAAAATGTGAATATGCGCCTCATATGCTTGGCTGGTTTTCTGAGCTAATTGAACGCATCCAATTAAATCGTTGTCGATAACTTCTAACCAAATATCATCAATTACATTCACCTTAACCGCTGGTGCGTTATCTTCAGAAATAGCTTCGAATATATCGTCATCGTGAATGATGCTCATCATTAGCCCAGTATTTAGACTTCGCTGAACTAACATAAAATCCACCCTTGAGTCTTGTCGCCTCCGATATCCGAATCACGTTTGACGTAAAGTATATTGCCTGCCGTTCCTGCATCATCCATATATTGAGCACCTTGAATTGCTTCTATAACTGTCTCTGGACTGCCTGTGCCGGTTATCATAATTAAGCTAGTAATCGATTGCGCCCAACTTCGCATCTCCTGATTTGCTGCGCCTTGACCGTCAACAATAGGGCGTGTGCTTGTTAATTCGTTAACTCTAACGGGCATTTCCAGGCCTTATTTTTGCTTCTAACTTAATGATTACGGGCTTAACTGGGTCGCTCATTTCAAATCTGAGCACCGCATAACGTGAAAACTTGCCTAAGCCACGCCAAATCATCCGCTTTGAATACTCGCCCGTCTTACCAAATGTTCGCACTATCTCACTGTTAAACTTTCTAGCATCCTTCGATACTGATAGTCTCATTTGTGGCTCAACTTCACCGCCCACGCCTGATTCAACGGTTAATTCTAAAATTGGAATAAAGAACGTTTCGCTCTGATTATTAAATGGTGATGTTGTCAATACTCGAACAATTGGAAATCCGTATTCCTCATAAGTGTCGCGTGATATAACGCCGATTCGACCGTCTACTGAATCGCCGCATATCAGTCTGTTGTAGGCTGAAACAACCGAATTTGCTCGCCATCTTTGATTGACTGCTAAACCGGTAGGCTCTATTACTCTAGACTGTCTCTCATGCCATTTGTTTGTTACCGTGTTAAATTCATATGTTGCTTGTGGAAATGTGAACGTGACGAAATATGCACCGGCTTGGGCGTAAGTCATTGCAAAACATAAATCCAAATCGCTCTGTGAATAACCGTTGATTACTGAGTCGATTGCGGTTGTTGAAATCTTTTGAACGTCACTGCCATTGATTAACCAAATCGCTGCGGTTTCGTTTGGTCCTGCACCGAGAAACATAATACCCAGTGTGGTTTGAACGATTGCATGTTTATTCGTTAGACCTTTGTTTATGATGAAACCGTTGATACGCTGGTAAAATCCCTCCGGAGAAAATTGGAAGACTTCGAAGGTTTCACTACCACCAATATACAATTGATTCTTGAAAACAATCTGACCAACAATATCATCGGGGTCAACTTCTGCGCTCGCAAAGTCCAAAGCATTCCAATTTAAACCATCGTTAGCCGCTGACCTTACGAACTTTTTACTGTCAGTAGTTACGTTAAAAAATGAATTCGAGTAGGTTACAGATTGAGGTAAACCGCTCGCTGTAAAGTCTGGGTCTGATATTTCCGCTAATACGTCGGACGCGTCAACAATGTAACCTTTATTATCAGCGACTATCATTAATTGCGTGCCGTTATCAGCAAAGGTTGCTCGGTCATCACCGGTTATAGTTCCGATTGTTACCAGGTTAAATGACTCAATACCCTGACCATCAATGACCGAATTTAACCGGTACAAAGTGGTTTTATTCAAAAAATAAGGTATTCCATTTTTAACATGCGAGCCTCGATTAGCTTCATCCGGCGTTAATCCGCTGGTCTGTATTTGAAACTGTCCCGACGTGCCGAATAGATTGTCATTCGATAATGCCGTTTCGGTCTGCGGGATATTCACATACCAGTTAATAGCCTGCTGGTGTGAAATCGGCAAGCTATCACTTTCATAAAAACCACCGGATATTGGTAATGGGATCAATTATCTAGCCTCGATAGAGAAGAAAGAGTCTAGTTCAGCGGTAACATCTGATGTGTCGGTTATATTTGCAACCTGCAATTTAACGTAATCACTTTGATTCAAAACCACGTTACCAAAAATTACCGTATATGCTACATTCCGAGCGCCCTGTAAATTATTAATTACTCGAGTTGTTATTTTTGAATCTTCAAATGTGGTAGTAGCAGACCTAAAAACTACTATTTTAATAGCTACCGTGTCACCGCTTCCGCCGACAACAACTATCTGCCCACTAACCTTATACTCTGTGGGCGATGTTCCTAAATGCCTAAGATGGCCATTAGACGGCGCGTCAAAGTGCTGCAAATCTGAAGCTGTGAATGTACCCGATAAATCAACATATGCGCCAGGTGTAGATATTGTTGTTACAATCTCAGCTGTAACAATGCTATCGCCACCAACAAAAGTATTAATTATTCCATCATTACTAACCCACTTACTGACTAGGTTTTCAGCTCCTACATTTGGTATTATATTCGTGTCCGATGAATCAAAAACGCCTGCTCGACTAATCAAACAACCGTCTAGCTGTAAAGTTGACGGATTAACAAAATTACTCGCTGAAAAGTCTATGAAAGACGCCGACGCTGGTAAGTCGATATTCTGATTACTTCTGAATCGCGACGACATGATAAAGCCTGCGCCCGCTTTAAATAAAGTGTAAGCTCCATCATCTAAACTTCTGACGATTGATGTGTCAATAAAGTAACCGCCTGACCAAGTTCCGATAAACTCAAGTTGCGGTTTACCTCCGAACCTTCCAGTACCAACTTCAAGCCCCTGCCGATAACCGGAAATAGATCCTAGACTGGTGCAATCATTATAATTAACTCTTGAGAACTCTACAGCATCGCCGCCTGTTGCCGAAACTAGCTCGTATACTTTCGACGTGGCCCCGCTGACACTTATTGCGTAATCTTTACCTATAACGTTTCCACTGCCGCCACCGCCTGATATAAACATAGTGTATCCGGCTGCGGTTGAAGTTAGCTGCGAAATGTCGAAACTATAGCCGGCTAAACTTAAGCCGCCCGCTGGTACAGTTACAGATTGACTGCCCATATCGATAATGCCGTCGATGAAATATTCTTTTGTCGAGTCTAAAACCCCCGCTAAATCTGCCGCTACTTTTACAACCACCCTGTTATTTAGTGAATCAAATGACGAACTAAATTCAATAGTATTTCCAACTGTTACGATGGCCATATTTGATTTGGCAACTAATGATTTGACAACAGGCGGTGTAACTGTCTCATCAACAATTAACGGCTCTCCTGTTTTATCCCATGTAAAATTCTGTTTTAAGCTAATGCCATTCTGAGCTGATAACGCTGCAATAATTCCGTTAGTAGCTTCTATGCCTCGGATATTGTTTATTGCTGTCGATGGCTGCTCTAGGATTGGTACGGCTAGATTTGAGCCGATTGGCACAATCGTACCGGTAACACCTAAAGCCACCGCGTATGCTGAAAACGGAACAGTGTAATTAGTCGCGTTACGAACAATATTAACTAAATCCGTAGTTTCAAACGTTTGGACTTGAGTGAAGTCGCTTATCTTTGAACTCATGTGTCAGTTTCCAAAGTTATATTTCTATTCGATTCATCTGTGAGCGTGTCGGTATCAACACCAGGATAAAAGTGGTCATTAGTGCTTCCGCCATTCCAATATCCCTCATTACCTGAGCCAATAGGCATGGTATTCGGCATTTGAGTAGCTTCAACAGTGACAGTTAAATCAAGAATAGCCCGCATTCCGTCCTTAGCATTTGCAGCCAAATCAACCGTCATAGGTGAATCATATTGTTTAGCAAGTTTGATAGCTAAATTATATACAATCGCACTCAATGCGCCATCTGGGACCGTTACGATATCAACAGGATTGACTATTTGAGTAAACCCTAAAGACATACCTCTAGCGGCCCATTCGGACATCATTCGGTTAAGGTATCGAATGCTAGTTTGCATCTCTACAGACTCAACGGATTGCTCTGATTCTTGAACGAGTAATTCGCCTAGGCTGTCTGTGATTAATTCGGCTGCAGTTGCCATTAGTCAGCCTTTTTAGCTGGCTTTTTGGCCGCTTTCTTTTTAATCTTATAATCTGGCAGTGCACCACGCTTCATGCATTCGATAGTGTGGTCATTTACTTCTAGTTCTTTGCCGTGAGGCGTAATAATTATTTGCATTATCTAATCCTAATTAAGTGAAAGAAAGGGAGCCGAAACCCCCTATTAGGATGTTAAGCGATACCGAAACCTTGACCGGCTAGGAATGGATTCATTACACCTAAAGCGTAACGGAGATCTATTCTTACCTTGTTTTGGTTTTTGGTGAAGTCAGAACCGCGTGAAACACGTAATTGCAATCCGTCTTCAGTGGTAGCCGTAGTATCAACAGAATCCAATTTTTCCATTGGAACACCAGCTAATACAAACGCGTCACGATGGAAGAATAAGTTAGGTTGAATCAACGTTGTAGCCGCTCCACCCAAGGTAATCACATCACTAGCCGCAATCGCTGAACTAACAGTGTTATATTGTCCATCAGACTCAAACAATGCTGGACCACTTACAGTCAAGTTACCCGCACCTGATCCATCGAGAGTAACAGTTGTTGTAACTGTGCCAGTAAATACAATAACACCACCAGCCGCATCAATCATTGGCGTTCGAGTAGCAAGGTTAAGTTTATTTCTAACTGCAACCGTTACCGTTTCGCCTGCCGCTACAACTAAATTTGCTTGGAACGCTGTGACACCAATAACCTGGGTCATAGTATCCTTTGCGCCTATATAAGTAGCCAGTGGAGTTCCTACGACTGTACCGCTTCTATCTGCTCCTGTGCCGGTTGTGTAAGATGCAAGAGTGTTAGCGGTTAATACCTTCATACCCGCGTAATCTTCAGAAACAACCGCTTTAGTATTCGCGCTCATTGCGCCAGTTTCACCACCTAGATTAGTTCGCTGGTTTCCTGCTAAAGCTGTTTGATTAAAAGGATTAACAATGTATTTCCAATTGCCATCTTGAGGAACACCAGAGGCATTCATAATAGCGCCCGCTTGAGCTACATCTGCCCATGCATCAGCCGCCGCACCTGCACCAATTGCTGTGCCAACATCACCGGCAAGCATTGATGTATTTTTCATCATAAACTCAGCGGTTTTTAGCTCCAACTTGGTAACTATTCGACGCGCCATATCTTCAAAAAATCTAGGGTCGCCGCCATCTTTAAGCGCCTCGTCAAATTCTTTTACGGTTGCAAATACGGTTAATTGGTCTTGTACGGTTGCTGTTGCTTTACCGGTTAGGTATACGGATTCCGTTTCTGATGTTAAATCACCGTCGGTAGTCTCGGAGACTAGCCAATCGGTCGGGCGTTTAACGTCTACGCTTTCGCCTGAATCGCCGCCAAACTCGCCGGAAAACAGTTGCGTGTTAATATTTTTTGAAATTACTCGTGAATTTTCGAAGGGGACAAGAACTTTGTCCATGATTCTACGGTTGAAATTGCTCTCGAAATTATTAGCCACGTGGGCCTCCTGAAATTAGCTATAAATAACCCCCCTGAGCGCCGGATGTATTTTCTCGGCTGCTCCGCCTCCCTGAATATCAGTAGATGGCTTTGGTGCGTTACTTGTTTTTGGTTTGAGAGCAACCGCTTTAGCTTTGAGGTTTAACATGTGAGCACCTGCCGCATAAGGATTCATACCGATTAAATTGGTAACTTCCTGCGGGTTGGCTGCTAAATACTTAGTGAGTAAGGGCCCGTCTGGGTCTGCTAAAATAGCATACGTTAAATCAGGCGTGATTCCATAACTCTCAACTGCGTTAGCTGCACTTTGTAACTCACTTGCGTCAATGCCGTTCTTCTTTGCGTTTTCAGTGTAAGTGATAACGTCTGCATTGACCTTCTCTTGCTTCTGCTGCGCTTCTCGATTATGTTGCTGCTGACTGGCTTGTAAGCTCGCTTGTTGTTGCGCTTCATGCCGTCCAACTGCCTGAGCGTTTTGAACATAAGTATTTTTTGCGGTTTCGAATTCTTCAGTAGTATCGTAATCATACTCGCTTGGAAATTCGCCTAACTGCGGTGCTGATTGAGGTTGTTGTGCTTGCTGCAATTCTAAGTTTTTAGCCTTGGCTGCTTCAAGCTCTCGCTCTAGCTGCTTCTTTTCGCCGTATTGCTTATTGAATGCTGCTTGCCGTTTTGCCTCTTTGTCTTCCTCAGTTGGTTCCGCTTTAACTTCTGCTGTTTCGCTCTGTGTCTCGGTAGCTAATTCCGGCTCTTTCGAGTTTTCGATTACTTCTGCTGATTGTGATTCAGTGATATCGGTTGAATCATTGCTCATAGATAGTGTTTCGTTTTGTAGCTCTTCACTCATGTTTACTGACCTTTTAGGTATAGACTGTTTCCAGTCAAGCATTAATTTAGGCTTAATGTTGGCCTTTGACTATATTTTAGCCTTTTTGACTAAATTTGTAAATAGTTGGTTAAATTGACTAACTCTCATCATCGTTAATTTGTGGTTGATTAGCTATCGATTGACTATGGTTTTGGCCCTGAGCCTTCAATCCTAATTCTTTAGTCGATAAATCTTGCTGAAACGCTTGGTCTTGAGCTGACAATTCTATTTTCTGCGTGTCCTGCTCAATCTTCTGCTGGCCCTGATTAATCTTAGCCGCTTCAACGTTGTTCTTATCTTGCTTCTCAAGCATAAACTTTTCATTTTCTAGTTGCAATCTTTGCATCTCTAGATTGAGTTCACCGGCTTTTAACTGGTGATTACCTTGTATTTCCATAGTTTTATTATCGGACGCTTTATTGGCGGCTTCAGCTTCACCCAGCGCAGCTTGAGCAATCAGCATATTAGGATCTGGTTGTGGTGGCTGTTGTGCTGCTTGCTGCTCTTGAACTTGCTTCTCTTTTTCCTCTTCCTCGGTATATTGCTTTCTTGGAATTGTACCGTTTTGTATACCAATAACTCTGTAACGGTCCTTTATCACACCCATACCTGGAGAATCTAAGTTCTCAAATATCACATCGGGCGCAATTTGCATCAGTCGTGGGTCAACATTTATCAGCTCTAGCAATGTAGCAACCGCCGCCTCTTGTTGGTTTTTGAACGCTGCACCCATGCTACAAGTAACATCATAACTACCTTTAGATAGGTCGTTTAATTCATAATTAGTATTGGTTTCTTCGTCGAACATCTTTTTATTAAGCTCAACCATCTTACCAGTGCCATCTTCGCCCAACACGCGTTGAGTTCTGGTAGCGTCGTAAACTCTCGGTATTGCGTCAATACAAACTCTAAATGCTTGACATATAAACGCCTCCATTGATTTAAACCACTTAACATGACCGTTATTTGATTGACCGACTAAAGCATTGACCGCTGTTCCACTTTGCAATCCTGGGTTTTGGCCCATACTTGGATCATCCATATTAGCAGTTTTCGACAATAGCCCTTGCATGTTAGCCGCCGCACTTTGCAACCCTGGATTACCCATTTTACCGCCGCTTCGAGCTGGTGGCATTTGTTCAGGTTGATGGTTATAGAATCTAACCGGCTTTTTGTCGACGTTCATTTTAGAATAGTCGTTACCTGCTGCCTGCTCTTTAGTCATCCAGAAACAATCATTCGGAGCTAAAGCAACATCCTCAACTTCAGCGCTGATTGCAAAATTCAAGCCTCGTTGAGAGTCCATCAATTTCAACGTCTTGCCTGAGTACTTTCTAACACCATCCAATATTGCAAAACTACCGTGAGCCGGCACTAATGGAATATAGCTGAATACTGTTTCCTCTTCATCTGTCAACCAGTCGTCACCATCAAGCACTCTTGTCCATACTCGCCACGACTTGCGCTCTCGTTCATCTGCTATGGTTATCCCTTGCTCGGCTAATTCATCTTGAGTAGCTAAAAACTTCTTATCTTTTACGTAAACGCTACCGTCTGACATTTTAACCAGCGGTATTGTGATCGGCTTTTTATAATACAATTTACCGACCGTCACGGTGTCGTAAGTTTTGCGCCTTTCACTGTGATTCACTTCACCTTCGCCAATAGACATACCTGAGCCTTTTGGAAATTGTTTATCATAGTTAGCCGCTGGCATTTTACGCAGTTTAATAGCCCAATTAGAATCACTCATGTCCGGCTTAATTGCTGCCAAATCAAACCAGACAGATTTATACCAATCGCTAACCGCCTTGAATACTAAATCTTGGTCGAATGTGTTCGCGTCGATATCTTCTTGTACAACTTCAAGCCCGTCAAGACCTGCCATAATCATACTCTTACCAACTTCACTGTATAACATGCTAGTGTTTGATATGTTCTCGATATTCCTGACTATGCCGCCGTATACCTCCGCTACATCCTCGGTAGCCCCACCGCCTGCCGGCGATACTTCGATACCAAAGTTAGCCTCGTCCATTTCACCAGAAATCTGATCTAAAATAGGGCTTACCTGGTCAAACGTTCCACGGTAACGGCTCTCGTTCTCCATCATTTGAACGGTTCGCTCGTCCCACTGACCATCTTTTTCAAGTATAAAAGTTTTCTGTTCTTGGACTAAGTTACGTTGCTCTCGCTCTGCGTCCTGCACTTCTTTAATTAGCAAAGTAACCTGTTTATGACTTGAGAAATCTTGTTCTATTGACATATTAGTCTCTCGTTAAAATATTGATGCAAATTCGGTTGTTAGGTTGTTGTGATTAAGATTGACCGGTTCGGCAAATGTTAACGCTTGAGCATCTCCCTCATCAGGTGAAAACCCATAGTCTTTTTTAATGCGTTCTTTCTTCCATAAACAAATTCGGTCGTGACTGTCTCTGTCGTAAGGTGACGCACATAAATCAGCTTGCAATGTGTCTGAGTCTGGTAATTCTACCTCTAAGTTTTCATCCCTCAGCCATAGATTAAGCTCGCCCCACATTTCACACCGTTTATTCTTATACTTCTTTCCGTTCAATGGTGATGCGCCAAAGTAAATAGCTTTTACTTTATCTTCATAACCAAGTTCATGCAATCTATCGACGATATCAGCACCGCCACCGGCATCAATAAACATCTTGTCGGGCTTCTTTCCTGCAACTGGATCCACTTCATCAAGTAACTCTTTGCACCATGCAACCGCTTTACCTAGCTTATCAATCTGGTCGCCGGTCTTACTCTCCAATCCCCATGACTTACGGCCCATACGTTTAACAACTGAAAACCTATCACCACCTCTTGATGGATCCACTCCTACGACATAAGCACCGCTTGGATTGACAGTGTTATTCCTCGCCTTAACAATTGAGTCCGCTGTTATTAATCCATCACCACCTGATACCTGAAACGCTTCACTTGCATTCATTGGGTATTCTTGACGGAACGCTTTCTCTCCGTCTGTGCCATCTGCTGATAACTCGACTATCTTTTGTCGTCTAAAGTATATCTGTTCGTCATCTAAGCTATACTGATTAGCTAGTTCTGTCTCTGGGTCGCTTCTTACAAACTGCTTTGGTAAATCCTTTCGGTATTCATTCTGCCAAAACCACGGTACAAATATGGCTATAAAATCACTTAACCCTGTTTCTGCCATCTTCCACTGTTGATGAAAGAAATTACCTAATCCGTTAGCAGTGGACTCGAATATTATTTCAGTACCTTCCATATCCGGTATAGTCTGCAATATCCCCTTTGCGTGCTCTGCTGCGTTAGGCCAAAATGCTACCTCTGAACCATGAAAGAATTGATTTGTTTGCGAGCGTCCAACCGACTTATTGCCTGCTGTTCCGACCTTGTAACCTGAATCAAGCTTATTAAACATCAACTCCCTGGCGTTACTTGCTGATAAATTCGGCCTTACAAATTCAGGTAAGTTTTCATAATACCGCTTACCCATGCTGAATAAATTCTGTGTCGCGTCATCTTCATGTGTCAGTATAAAAGCTCGGACACCTTTTTTGTGTGTCACCTTCCAAGTGAATCTACCTTGAATATATGTGCTTGCTCCTTGCTGCCTGCCCTTTAATATTACCGCTCTAACTTTGCCTGTTTCTTTTAACTGTTGTTCAATTAACTTGTGTATATGCTTTTGTGCTTTATTAACGGTGAACGGTATTTTTTCAGCATTCTTTGCTCGAATAGTTAAGCAATTCCTAGCGTAAAACTCGAAATCATCTTTTAACCTTTGCAGCTTTTCAATGTTACTCAAGTTGGTCTAGCCAGTCTTCAATCTTAATCGAGCCACCACCTTCCCCGGTGTGCTCAATAGCTTTTAAATTTGGTAAGTATTTATCAACTAATTTTAACCTTAAATCTGCTGCTATTTTTAGTTTGTTTAGTGTAAACTGTTTGACTTGCAAATCATTATCGCCGTCACCAGCTTCGCTCATCTCGATTTCTATTTCAAGATTTTCTATTTTTTCAATATTTACAACGGCTTGCTGCAAATGTCGGCCTTCAACCAATTTCTTTCTTTGGTCCTCCTGCCTTTCAGCTCTCATAGCCGTCTCTCTGACTGTTTTACCTACCATTTTGTTGGTCTACCCGCCATTATTTACCTCACCCATTTTAGCCGTTAACTTGTCTTTAGCTTCATCGTGGCTCAACGAGTCTAGGGTGTAAGTTATCCCCACGCTCTGCCATTCATTAGCCAACTTAAATGCCATAGTTGCCGCGTATTTACCCTTGTGTGTTTGCACCATCTTATATTCCATCCTTTACCGCCTTAAACACTCTAGCCGCTAACTTATTGTATCGATGCTTTAACTCTTCCCTGTAATCCTTGAGTAAGTAATCAGCGATGTTTCTTTCTATCCTAGTCATAATTACCCCCTTGAAACTTCATACCAAAACGAGCCGGTTTTTCGTAATGTCAAAACGTTATTCTGCGCCATTACATAATCTGATGCGCCGTTAAGCACGATGTTTGAGCCATGCTGTATAGTGATATTATTGGCTGTTGAATTGTACAGCTCTATTTTACGGCCTAATACGATTGAGTCGTCAATATTCGTTATCGTCGCTATTCCTGTGTAATTACTAAAGCTATATATTCCCTCTCCACTTGCTACGCTGGGAGTTGTATCACCATCAGAAAACGATGCCGAGTTATGACCTGTCATCCCAATCCAGCCAGTATTTGCACCATCGTCTGCAACTTTTAGATATAACTCGCTAAATGTTCCGCCGCTTGTTCTCTCGTATGTTGAACCCTTATTAGCAGTTATCAAACTGTTAGGATTTGGGTTGCCTCCACACACGGAACTAGTATCATCATTAGAATTAATCTTCTGATAGAATGTGTCTGAGTTAGATGCTGAGATATATGTGGGGTATTTTTCCCAAAAGATATTTGTAGCTCTTGCGTTAACTTGTGATTCGAGCAGCTCTCTACCTGATGTTAAATCTTTAATTATAACCACGTCACTAGCTGTATTAGTTGTTTGAAATCCGCTTATATGTACCCGCGCTTCTGACGATGCCGCTACATCCTGCGAGATTCTAACCAGTGCCGTACAGTCTTCAGTAAATTGGTGAAATCCACCGACTATTTCTATGTTGCCTTGATTTGCGTCTATAACCTCTATTCCGGAAATGCCGCCGCCCGATGCCTGTGCTCTGCATTCGCTTCGACAATCTACCAATCGAGCTGTTGAAAATCTCCCACAGTCGATGAATACAAATTGCCCAGTCGCTAACAGTCCGTTACCTTCTGCACTGCACTGATGAAAAGTTGGGTTTTGAGTATTGCCTTCTGTAACTATTCCGCCCTCATCACACCTTACTGCATCTATTCTGTGCAGATAAAAAGTGCCTTGCTCTTGTGCTGTTGTATTATTGGCATAAAAGCCTTTACCTAGGCAATTTTGGATTTTAAGATTTCTAAATCCATTAGCTAAGTCTAGCCCAGTAATTTCTATACCATGCCAGCTTCCCGCGCCTTGATTTGTTTTATTTCCATCAATTAACATATCCGCTAAACCTAAAAAAGGCAAGTCATCAGCGAAAGATTTGAACATAGTAGTATCTGAGTTATCAGCGAGTTTAAAAACAGTGCTCTCGTTAGCTGTGTCTGAATTCGGGTATCCTACACCTTTGCTAACAATGCCTTTTTTAAGAATTATAGTAGCATCGATTAAATAAACACCCGCATTATAATAGATATCTCCACCAACACCATCAGCCACAAGTCTATTTCTAGCGGCATCAACTGCGCCCGTTGATATCGCAGTTCCGTCTGGAATAGCTCCAAACCAATCACCGTTAATTCTACCCGTTAGTATTAGTTTCAATTGCAGGGGCAGAGTGTCATGCGCAATAATATCGTAAGTGTTCGCTGTTTCTCCTGTTCTATACTCAAATAGCCCATCCGCTCTATCGGTTATTTGAATGACTTGGTTTTCTGTAGCGCTCGTTAATGCTTTAGCTTCTGCAAGCGTATATCTTAAAGCCGTTATATAGTTCCCATCAATTAGATCACAAGTTGCATCAACTAAAACTTGCGAGGGTCCGAGACACTGAGGCTTTACAATTGGAGTAGTCATTATAGCCCTCCAAAACCACGAAACGCTCCCAAACTCCCGAATTGAGCTTGAGCTAAACTAGATTGCTGTTGGGCCATCTGATTAGCTAATTGACTGCCTATGCCGCTGGCAAATAGACCTGTACTGCATAACGCTTGCCGCTGTGCGCCAAGTCCGAGCAACTGCCTTTGGCTATTCTCAATATCTGCCTTTTTATACTTCTCGACCTTTTCAGCCATTTCTAGCAACTCTAAAAATTCAGCCTCATCATTCTGCAGCATAGCAACCTGATACTTTAGCTTATAGCCCTTGTACTCTCTCACCTCTGCCTCTAGCAGTTTATTATTTTCAAGCAAGGCATCGACGCCGCTTTCAAGGTTTTCAATTTTATCGTGATTAAATAGCTTCCTAAAAAAGTTAATCATTATCACTCCCTCGGTAAAACTGAAAAGTTTGAAACGTCACCGCTTACATCTTTTGGCGTTGCGTCTACATATTCAATATGTTTTGACCAGCCGCCAGTTTGATCAAGTAGGCCAACCTCACTAGCATACTGGACATATTCATTGGCCGCGTAAGTAGTGTCTTCTGTATCGGTTGGGCATAGTTTGCCAGTCCACGGAACAGCTGGAGCCGTTACCCCGTCAGCGCTTAATTTTGTTACAACTGTTAAATCTGGCTTTTTAAATACCATTCTAAGTTCTGTATTTCCAGATAAATCAAATCCACCTGAGCCAATAATAAATATCAGACCAACATCGTCTTCGTGTGCAACTCCGCATGTCATAAATTCACCTTTAACATATTACATTTTGCCCGCAATAAATAATTCCATCACAGTTAATTGTGCCATCTTCATTCCAAATCGAATTGACGTATAACAGCGGGTCCAGTGTGTGGCATAAGTCACCGTCTGCCGCCAGCGTATCCGTAATCGCTCCGTTTGCTGCCACATCCGTTACATTTAAAGCTCCGTTTGCCGCTAGTGTTGCAA